CAAGGGCTCCGCGCCCAGGCGCGCGGGGACGCTCAAGGCCTGAGGCAGGGTGGAGATGGTTTCCCGGTGCCTGCGGGCAAATGCCCTTCCTATAGTCGCTTCTTGCTACTCAATCCGCTTCAGGATCACCGTCATATGTTCATCGACCTTCGCTGTGGCCAGTGCCGCAAGCTGCTGGCCCGCATCACCCCGGTTTCCGAGCTCCAGATCAAATGCGGCCGCTGCCGTACCTTGAATCATGTGAAAGCCGCGCGCTTCGAGCCATCGCCCATGAGCGAGCCACTGGCGGCATTGGCCGCCGTTCGATCCGATCGCAATGGAGAATGCGCCGATGCCGCTCACTGAACAGCAACTCAAGCAGATCTACCCACTCGCCGGCCAACGCGTCACCGCCTTCCTGCCGGCGCTGAACACGGCCATGGCCAACTGGGAGATCGACCACCCCAAGCGTGTTGCCGCGTTCCTGGCCCAGGTCGGCCATGAGTCCGGCCAATTGCGCTATGTGAAAGAGCTGGGCAACGACAAGTACCTGGCCCGCTACGACACCGGCATCCTGGCCCTGCGCCTGGGCAATACGCCCGAAGCTGACGGCGATGGCCAGCGCTACTGTGGCCGTGGCCTGATCCAGGTGACCGGGCGTAACAACTACCAGGCCTGTAGCCGTGCGTTGTTCGGTGACGAGCGCCTACTGGCGCAACCGCAGATGCTCGAGCAGCCGCGCTGGGCCTGCGAATCGGCGGCCTGGTTCTGGCACTCGCGTGGGCTCAACGCCCTGGCCGACCTGGGTGAGTTCAACCGCATCACCCGGCATATCAATGGCGGCCTTAACGGTTTGTCCGAACGCCTCGAACTGTGGGCGCGGGCGCGGGAGGTGTTGTGCTGAGCCGCCTGCAACTGGCGGTGTGCATCGGGCTGATGGTGTTGTCTGCTGCCGTGGCCTGGCAGGCGCAGGGCTGGCGCCTTGGTCGCCAGCTGGCCACACAGGAACAAGCTCTGGTGCAGCAGCGCCTGGACCAGGCCGAGGCGCTGCACGGCATGCTGCTGGCCGAGCGCGAGCAGCGCCAGGGCCTCGAACAACGCCTGCACGACAATGAAGCGAAACATTTCCAGGAGTTGACCGATGCCCAGCACGCTCAGGCTCGCCTGCGTGACCGCCTTGCTACTGCCGATCTGCGCCTGTCGGTCCTGGTCGAGCGCGACACCACCTGTGCCCCAGTGCCTGCCGCCACCGGCGCCGGCGGCGTGGATCATGGCCCCGTACGCGCCCGACTTGACCCGGCGCATGCTCGACGAATTGTCGCCATCACTGACGAAGGGGACCGAGCAATCATTGCCTTGAGGGCCTGTCAGCAATATGTTCGAGAGTTGTCAAAATAGGCGAGCTTTAGATTTGGAAATTAGTGTAGTTCTTTGCCCAGTCTTATAGGGTTTTGCTCTGTAGGTCTATTTATTTCCTTGTTTGCCCAGTCCTTAATTAGTGCCCCAAGGCAGTTGACTGTCGTCAGGAATGCCACGTTGACATATGTGTTTGCAATCTGCTTTGGGCTGCCTGATATGATGTCGGAGAAGTGGAGTAGAATAAGTAGTCCAATAATTGCGCCTAACGCTGTTCTTGTAATGGTTAGGAAGCCGAGGCCGACTTCGTCAAAAACTAAATGGACGTAGTTTAATTTTTCCCTGGTGGAATCGAAGCTTAGGCGAATGGTGTGTTTTATGATCAGTACTAGAGCGTAAGGGGCTAGTAAAAAGGCTGAATAAAATACCAGCGGGCCTATTGCTAATAGACCTCCTAGTATCTCGTCTACGTCCCGCTTGATGTAGGAAAACAATAGCAGGGGGAAAGTTCCCAGCAGTAAGGCCACTGGTATCTCTGTTTTTAATTTTCCGAAAAGTTCTGCAGTTTCTTGCTTTAGCTTCCTTAGATTTATTCTTACCTGATCTTCCATGGGAGGCTCCTTGATCTAGTCGAAAAGAGGCGAGCCGGGAGGATGCGTCAACATCCAGCCCGGCCCGCCGAACCCGCAGACCATTCCTGCAAGTCCAGCCGCAGCCTCTGCCTTGTGCACAAAGCGCGGCGAGCCTACCACCTGTTTATCCATACAGTAAAGACTTGCATACCTATGACCTCTCCAATCATCCCCTGGATGGGTGGCAAACGCCGCCTGGCCGACCGCTTGATCCCCCTCTTTCCCCCTCATGAATGCT